GAACGCCCTGATGGGCGGTGCGGACCCGAACCCGGTGGACCAGCGGTGATTCTCGCTGGATCTGAACGTCGCCCTCGATCCCATCGGCGGTGGCAGCCTTGGCGACGTCATACGGCTCCACCTGTGCCAAGGCGTCAGCGACCCACGCCGCGACCTGACGCTTCAACTGGTCGCTCACAGGCTTCATTATTAGATGCTCCTGAAATTAGGAATGCGGCTGGTAGCCCAGTCGACGCGCCACATTGACCCATCGGGCATAATGCTATAGCCAGCGGCAGCAAGGAACATGCCGCGATCGAAATTGCGATACTGCGAGCCCAAGTGATTTGTCACTTCAAGAACAATCTTTTCCCAACGCAACATTACTCCATAGGCTTCGTCGCTAATGTCATACTCCGGCTTGCTATTGCGTAGCGCATATGCGACGTTAAAATAGTCTCGTTTAGTCATTTCGCACAGTCTCCAAATCCCCGGCGACCTTTCGCCATACTGCCGCTTGTCGCTTCATTGTGACGCCAAAATCCGTAAGCGGCACGGCATCAACGATTAGCCCACACTCCGCACAGTAAACCTCGTAATCAACCGCTTCTGGCGCGGGCCATCCCGGCACGTCATCCGGCGCGCATGAATGGTGGAAATACTCCAAATCCACCAAATCGCCATTCGCATCTTCAATCATGCGAATATGCACATTAGCCATTTTGCACAGTCTCGCTTTCGTTTACTTGACGGTAATAGCTTCGATGTTCGAGAATGCACTAACGGCAGCAGCATTCACCTCTGACTTGATATGGTCACGAATTTCTGCAATTGTGAAATCCTCGCCATACTCCGCCTCATAAGCATCAACGTCAACCTCAACAGTGACGGTAGCCTTGATGGTAATTTTTACAACCCTACTCATTTTGCACAGTCTCCATTTTCTCTGATCTGCCTAGCGGAGCCCATCGCCAAACGTTCCGGCGTCGGCTCTAGTCTAGATGCCCCTGCTAAGGCTTGCGCCACAGAGACAGAGCAAGAGCGTAGTGCCGCGCTTGTGCCGACGGTATTGGCGATGGGCTCCGCTAGGCAGATCATCATTTGATCTGATGTGTACATCATATGTGAGTGACTCACACTTTGCACCCTGCCAAAGGTCCCGACTTTCCTAGTACAAATGTACTAGGCGTCCGCCCCTCGCCAGAGCTAGAGGATGCGCGCCCGTCTATCACAGTAATATTAGGATTTCGTGACAGCATGAAACAGACTGCGTATTGCAGCTTGCCATCGTGGAGAGCTGTTCGCTACATGATTTCTCCCTAAACCTCTACATTATCTGGCAAAAGTTGCATGACTCACCGGACCCCTTGACTGCAATGTGTGTTTTGCAATTTCACGCCATTCCTCATATCGCTCTCGCCAACGATCAAATCGCGCTTGCCATACACGATGCCGTAGCATCTTGAACCTTATACGTTGCCGTATCTGCGGAGCGACATTCTGGAATTCCGGTTCATCCTCACTAGGCTTCGGACTGTTCCAAATATAGACTGCGCCACCACGACCGGGGATAGCCACAATATCTGCGTAGCGCATCAAATCCAGCTTGCGCAAAAACCTAGAAACAGCCGACCGCGAAACGCCAGCGTGCTCCGACAATTCCGCCAACGACGTTTTCATTGATTGCCGCGGCCACAATTCTTCTAGGCGACGCGATAGAAATTGCCACAGACGATATTGCGCAATGGTACCTAGCTCAATGCGCCGACCCGCTGAACGCAACGGAAGATAGCGCACGCTAGGATGATGCGGAGTAAACGCTAGCCCAATCCCGCGACCATCCTCACCATAGCTATAAAATTGTAAATCATTCCTTTTGTGATATTGCGCAGACAGAGCATCATCAGCGAGAGTCGGAGTAGAATAAAGCCTAGCGAGCTTTTCTAGCTTTTGCTTTGTCACAGTCAGCCCCTCTACACAGTCTCAAATTGTGAGTGACTCACAATGCCGGTTGCGCTTCTTCTACCCTATCCATTATTTCCTCCGTAATACCCTCCCGCAAGGTAGTCACGGCAGTATTACGACAAAGTACGCAAGATTGGGGATAGGTTGCAGTATAGTTTATTACCGTCCATTGCGAACCAAATGACGGGAAGGGAGCAAATGTAAATGGTCGATAGTATTCCCATGCAACCGGATTAGTGCCCATATTGACGCCAACGCCAACGCCATTATGACCCGGACCAATTGTTTGGTATGAACGAATAGATACAGTGGCACTACTAACCACTACAGCAAGATACCTGCCCGGCTGCAAAGTCAGCGCCACAGATTTTATCTTTATTCCAATCGCAGACGCATCGACAGTACCAGCATCAATTACAAGGTCCGTAGGTTGCCAGTTGACATCTGCCTTATAAATTCCAATTCTAATCAATGCGCCCGCCGCAGCGGTTGTAACCTCTAGCGCCACCTCATTTATAACATAGGGAGCACTATCAATAAGCCACGGATAATGCCACATATAATTTAGCGTTAGAGACTTTAGCGCCGCTCCAACAATAGCATTACCAGGAATGTACCACCATGTAGCCCCCAAACCTTTTATATGTCCCGGATCAACGCCACCGCCACTAGCACCCGCCGGACCCGTTTCACCAATATCACCCTTTGGACCTTGCGGACCCACCGGACCAATTGGACCTTCTGGACCAATTGGACCTTGCGGACCAATTTCGCCCTGCGGACCCTGCGGACCCGGCACAGTCGATGCAGGACCGGGCGGACCCTGCGCGCCATCCTCGCCATCAATACCATCCGCACCGGGCGGACCAATTGGTCCGGGCGGACCCGATAGGCTTACAACGTCAATATGAACATCAATAGGCTCTAGTACAACGTCGAAATATGTCATTGCACAATATCGCCTTTGATTGTCACCGCGCCAGCGATAATTGTCCGAACCTTGCTATCAGCAAAAATCAACTGCAAATCCCAATTACCAGCGCCAACCGCCAGCGTCCAGTCAGCAGCAGCCAAATTGACATTGATAAGATTGGGAAGCTCAACAGCAACGTCAAGCAACATCACAGTCTCGCCCTGACGAATTTCGCCCCTTGCAGAAACGCCAGTCAGGTCCGCTGGAATGGAATGTGCCGCATCATTCCACATTCTAACCTGCAACGAATAATCGTCGCCACGGTACAAATCCAGCGGTAGCATTGCCGGATGACCATTCATTGTGAGTCACTCACAAAATGATGAATTGGGATCGCGGCGAGACTGTGCGATCGAGCCAGCGATCCCGAATACAAGTATAGCATTTCCCCTCCCGATAGTCAATTTAGGCCCACACAGATGAATTCCAGATAGCTTCATTCCATAGCGATGCAGAGGCAATCAATTTAACTGTTGTTGAATGGTTGCCATCACCCCACATTGCGCGTCTAACATCACTCCAGCGCGCCCATGCTCCATCCGCATCCTGCGGCCACAATGGATCGTAAAAGCCTACGTATTCTTCGTCCTCGCGCCATTTATAAAGACAGACTGCGTGCCCAAAATCCCCATTCTGTACTTTGAGATAATCCGGCAATGCATCGTATTGAAGCGCGACTGTGCACGCATAACCCGCGCGAAGTCTATCTGGCACTTCGTCAACTGCAATTGCCGATAGTGTGACCCCGAGCGCCTGTTTCGCACCATTCCTTAGCTCTGTTGCGTTATTGCCATTGTTATGCGAACGTCCACCAGCACTACGAATAGCGTGCGCCTCTTGATGCATCAAGTCGCTCAAACCATTCTTCGCAGTCAACGACGCCATATGCGCGCTGCAATATCCACAGCATACATACGGCGTTTCTGTTGTCTCCGATACAACCCGAAGCGAACCGCCAACCTTACCATACTTATATGCTGGCGACCCAAACGTATCGCCAGTGGCAACCTCGCTGGATCGCTCGCGCAATCGCCACCATAGACGCAATAACGCGCGCGGAACCCAATCGTTCAATCTACTAGGAATGACGCAGCGACGAATGCATAACCCAACGGAACCCAATCAATATCAATTCTTCCGCGATTGAATGCCGCAATCACAAACGCAGCTACGGCGATAATCAACAACAACTGTCTAGCACTCATTGTGAGTCACTCACAAATCCTCTGTGACTGCATCAATTTCAAGCCAACCCGGACTAACGCTAACAACCGCTCCAACGACTCGCACGATATGATCCGCCTCTCCGTCGCTTCGAATAATCCAGCGATCACCAAATTCAGAGCAAAGGATCGGGCGAACCTCCGTACCAAACGGAACAATTGTACCGAGCATCGTCATTGGCTTTGAGACTTGAAGCGCATTCAGGATTGTATTCGCCCATGCATCCCAATCAGCAGGGCTAGCAAATTGTAGAAATTCATGCGTAGTAACTACGGATCGCTGTTCCGAAATTGGAATAGCGGGACCATATGCGCCTCGATTACTACCACTAATTACTACTCGATTGCGAACGCGCCCCAATCCCGACGCCAGCCACATATCAGTCAATCGAGCGCCGCCGCAATTTATGACAATGGTTGGAGTAGCTGGCGTCGGACCCACCCTATCCCACCATACAAAAACGCCATCTTTGCGTGCAAAGAATGAACCCAATTCAGAGAAACGAATTCGGTGCAACCCGTCTAATACGCTACCTTCTACGTAATGATTGCCGCGAATTACACCAATTCCCGGTCGCGGAAAATATCGCAACCCGACCGGCCATGCCACTTTATCTAACAACGCTTGCACTTGATATGCGCTTGACAATGCCTCCGGCGCAATGGTCGCGCGATCTGGCAATGACAATTGCGATAGCTGCCCGATAGCATCAATTACATTCAGGTCCGCGATACCGCTTTCATGGTCCCATGACCAAGTTTGCAGCGATCCAGTAAACGCAGGGTTCATTCCATCAACCCTGACGCGAACCATCGTACCGACCTTGATAATCCCATATAGCGGCGAGCTGGTATTTACTGGATCATATTTCCTGTCAGGATCATACAGACTAACGCGCAGCGAACCGCCTTCGGAAATTGTCAATGGTCCCATCGGAGTCGTCGCGCCCCATGACCAATTAGCGGACGTTACATCGCACGTAAATTCCGTCCACGTTGGACCGGCACCCAAAAACATCTCAAATATAATGTCAGCGCCGTGAATTATCGCCACTTGCTAAATATCCAGATAGCGATTGAATGGACTTGCTCCGCCATTCAATCCCGCCCAACGGCGAACAGCACGTACAACCTGTTCGGGGTCCGCTGACATTACTTGCACAGTCACATTTGCGCCAGTGGCACCGCCAGCACCATTGCGCCCACTGCGCCCGGACCTTGAATATCCTGCCATTTCTGGCGTCGGCGCTCCGCCCGCTGCAAATGGATTTAGGTCAATACTGCCAACGAAATTCGCAGCATCCCTAAACCTATTGACCATATCATTAATAAAATTCATAACAGACTTGATGCCATCAACGACAGCCTTTAGCACGTCAATAAAAATGCGCAGCGCGCCAACAATAATCTCAATTGCTGGCTTCAATAGCGGCATGACAGCCGTAATCAGCTCGCCTAGCAATTCAACAAAAGGCAAAAGTGCTGGCAAAAGCTCATCCATGATAGGGAGAAATGCAGAGCCTACCGTCTCCGACAATTCTCCAAACGCATCACTTCCGCGCTTTCCCATACCTTCTGCGGATTTTGCATAATCGTCTGCGGCACCTTGCGACAGTCTCGTTGCTTCGGTAATTGTATCTGCCGCCGTCGCTTGTTTCGTCATCCCCGGAAATAGCTTGCGCAATGCAGTATCTTGACCCTCGTGCGCCTTAGCAACTGCATTTGCAGCGGTTTCCAAATCAACGCCAGCAGCGCGACTAATATCCATTGCCTGCGCCAGCAATGCGTTTGCATCATCCGCATTGCCAGTCGCAATAATCAATCCCTCTAGTCCGGCTCGAACCTCGCTATCGCTAAATGCCTTTTCCGCGCCAGCATCAATTGCAGCATTGATTGAATTTGTGTAATCGCCAGTAACGCCAACCGCGTTTTCATATAGCGTATTCAGCTTTTCCTGTTCCGCGCGATCAGCGGCAGCAGCTTCGGTCATCCCTACCAAAGCCTCGCCAACTGCAATTGCAGCACCCGCCGCAGGATGCATTTGCGCCACTGACAATTTGATCGCTTCGCCAAACGACGCAGCCCCACCGGCAGCAGCTTGCAGCGCGCCAGTCAACCCCGTAACATCAGCGCCAATTTTGACCTGCAAGCCAACCGGCATTGCTAACCCCTCATTGCTTTAGCACGCAATTTCATTGCATGACTCAAAGAGTCAATTTCCCCCATCGTCAAATTGCGTACAATCTCCGGCGTCCACCCGGTCGCCAGAGCAATACTCATTACTAAATCGCTGCCGCCGTTTCTTCTTCTACTAAAAAAGGTGAGTCACTCACATTTTCGTCAGCAACAGAAACAACCCGACCATCTAGCACTTGTTCATATGTCAAATCCGGTTCATCGCGGCGAGTAATAATCCATGCAAATCCTGCAAGTGCCTTAATACGATCCGCTGGCTTACCCGACCGACCTGCTAGAACACTACCAAAATCTGTCGGATCAATTCCTGTAGCTTCTGCAATGTCAATCAAGTCACGCAAGCGCAAAAGCTCGGGCGCATAATCCTCGCCAGAAACCTCAAAAACCCGCACAGGTTCAGCCACTTGTCGTTGCCTCAATTCCAGCAGACTTTGCCTCGCTCGCAATCCATTGCGAATAGATAGCGTCAATTTGATCGGCAGACGACTCGAACGCCTGTCTCACCATATATTGCGGAGCCATCCCCAATGACGGAACACCGTGCTCTACATACCCTGCATATGGAACGTCATTTATAACAAAACGATCCTGAACGCCAAATGACGCAGCTAACAATCCCGTGCGTACTGGAGCAAATGATCCCGCCTTGCTAGCAACAATTCCAGCAGTCTTGCTCGCAGCTTCAACATCATTTACAACCCTACTAGCAAGGTTATTAAAGGCAGCTTTTGTCTCTGCCTCGCCCGTAACCTCGCCAGTAATTTTCATGCGACGGCTAGAGTAGGCTTCGCAAGAAATGGAAGCTCAACGGACAATTCCGCATAGCTACCAATTTCGCCACCATAGTCACCCGGAATAGCCGTAACCTGCCCAACCATCGCGGGAGTAGTAGCAGTCTTTAGCGCACTCTCACCATAGACGTTTAGTACAACGTCTAGGACCTTACCCTCTTGCGCCCACAAATACGCGGACAATCCTTCGGACCCAACTGTTGTATCCCAATCTTGAATACCAGTAAGGATCAGCGCGTATTCTGGCGGGGACGCGCTCGAAAACGATCCATTCGCGCAAAGAGTCTTGACAGTAACAGTCTCGCCCGGCGTTACTTGAACCCTCGCTTCTGAAACGTGACATTGAAATTCGCCCAGTGTCCCCGCACCTTGCTTGAACGTCAGCAACACATTACGCATAAAAATCGGAACCGCAGGAATTGCTGCCACTTTACAAAACCCCTTTCAGCTCTGCACGAAAAGCTAAATATGGCAACCCTGCCAATGTAAGCATTCCGGGCGCACCGATATTTGGCGAACCCCAACCATTAGGCAATGCATTACACGCAACCATTACTGATTGCGCCAGCTTGTCAATTTCGCTAACTGAAACCTCATTGGATGAGGAAACGATGCAAACAACAACCCAATTGACTTCGACACTGCCGAAAGCCAATTGGCTAGGCGTCAACCATGAATTGCCGGGGGCGACGAATACCGAAGGTGGCGAGGCGGCACCTTGCGGCAATACTCGAACGCCCCCGGCAACTAGCACAGCTTCGAGAGCTGCCCGGCTCTCTGCAACTGTACTCATCCAATCAACTGCGCAACGCTACGATAGCGATTTAGAATTGGCTTGATAGGGTCAAGCCAATCGCCCGCCAATCGAATTGCGCCGCCCTGTTCATCCATCCACTGCGCTTCGCCAAATGGCGCCTCACGATATTTCCATGCGTACCCAAACGCCCGAAGCGCAGCAGACTCAATTTCAAGATGCGGAGGAATAATTAGTTCATCCCCCAAATACGCATCAATCCCACTGCTAATCGCACTAGCTAGCGAAATCGCCCACTTTTGTTCATCCGCGCTAGCATTACTAACGCGGATGAACGCCAAACCCTGATCCGCACTTACCCACATAATGTGAGTCACTCACACTTTAGGTATTCGTATAAACGTACTTGAGGACGCCGCGCGGCTGGAGAATGGCAAACGCGAAATACTGCCAGATTGCAAAAACGATTGACTGCGGACCATTGCGCTCCGTCAGGCGGAATTCAAGCACAGTAGACTTGAATTGGCGCGCATCATTCTTGCGAGCAATAAACCCGAAGGTCTGATTAGTAATCGCCCATGACGGCTCAACAAGCGTTCCGCCAATAACGCCCTGCTGATAACCAGTCCCACTAAACGTACCGACAGCGTTCATCGGATTGACGAATGGCATAATCGGTCGACCGGTTGTGTCCTCGCCTGCGACCAAATTTGCCCAATCATTCGTACTAGTAAACACGCCTTCCGCTGGCATAAGGCGAGTGACTGCGTAGAAATCAGCAAGCGCAGCATTCAACCCGCGAACCAAATCGCGCCCACTCTGCGATGCACCAGTACCAGCGGTATCTGCAATTGTGTACTTTGTTGCAAGCGCAGCGAGCACAGTATAAATCGCACGATCAACGTCGCGCATCAAAAGCTCGCGCAATTCCGTACTAACAATAACATCAGTCCCCGGATTTGCGCCGTCAATAACCTGCCGCGAAACAATCACTTCCCCACCGGCGGCGGTTGGAGTAATTGTCAGTGGCGCGGTTGTCATATCAATAGCTGGCAGCGGAACATTCTCCGCTGACTGAACGCCAGTATCACCCGTCACCGTCCCAAACGTAGGGACAGTAATTGGATTGGATGACGAAATTGGCGTTGTTGCAAAGAACCTAGAAAACGGTCCCGCATATGCCAAATCTGGCACGTACAGGTCCGGCATATTCTGCGTAGGATATGCGCCCGCAAGCTCGCTTGACTCAATTGCGCGGGACTCAATTTGCGCAGCAAGATCGTGCACCAAAGCCTTGTGGCGACTCATTCGCTCGCTAGCTTCCGTATTACCCTTTGACATAGCTACAAGGTCTGCGAAGAAAGATTTTCCAGTATGCGGGCCATAAACAGACTCGCTGCGAGTAACAATAGCAGGAGCGCCACTGCGAACAGGAATTGCGTTTCTCTCTGCATCGCGCCGCTTCGTCTCCGCGCGTGCATCCGCAATTAGGGCATCCACATTTGCGATACGCTGCGTCAACGCATCAAGCTCGCCCTGTTCGCTATCATCAACAGAGCGATCTTCCGTTTCCGCAATGCTACGAATAGCGGCAATCTGCGATGTAATTGCAGACCGCCGCTCAACAAGCGCGGACTCTGTCAAAACTGGCATTGAACCCCTCCGATTTTGTGAGTGACTCACATTTCGCAAAGATACGGTAGCTTCGCGGTACGCTGGCGCGTATGATCCTGCAATCGCAGCGAGTCGCACACCTTCGTAATATTCAACAATGCCAGCCTTACGGCGCATCTTTCCCGGCACAAATTCGATACTCACTCCATTCAGCCCATTCTGAATTTGGGAGCAAGATTGAACAACCTCTGGAACGTCTAGGAATTCACCCGCAAAATGCAAGCCTTCCGATCGTTCCTCTAGTTTAGTAATCGTTCCAATTGGGACGCCACCATCCAAACCATGACGGTTCAGATAAGCAATACGCACGCCACTATTGATTTCCCGCGCGGCGTCCCTAAAGGCACCCGGAACAAATCGCTCCTTACCATGCGGAACATCAATAACAACGTTGAATGGAACGGCCAGCCCCTCAAATTGGGCTGGCGCTCCATCAACCGCGCGGACAGAAATCTGTCCTAGCGTTGTAGTTTTCACTGGCGAGCTCGACGTTCCTTACTAATTCGCCGCGCTTCTGCCTCGCCGTTTTCCTCATTTTCGCGCTGCGTTTCATTTGTCTTTACAATCGCTTCGTTATCTCCACCACCAACAGTAACCGGCTCACCAATCATATCTGCGTTGACGTTTTCCGCACCTTCAACGCGCTCGCGTTCGACACGCGCAGCGAAATCTGCATCGGTTTCGTCTGGCTGCCTATTTCGCGTATCCACTGCATGACCCCACTTGACTTGCTTTTCAGCTTGAACGTCAAGAGAATTGCGCGGCTCCTGAATTCCTAGCGCTTCATCCTCTTTGCGCATGATTGCAGTAACCTTTTTAGTTAGCGGCCAATCGCGCGGCGTTTCCTGAATTTCCTGCGCCGTCGGCATTGGAACCCCGTTCGCTGTCACTTGCCGTTCCTGCGTCACTCGTTGACTCCTTTACTGCATTCTGCGCGCCTTCAATAGCGGCAGTCTCCATTGCGTCAATTCCATCGGAAGGTGACAAACCTTCTTCTGTCCGAACCTCCGATGGAAGCATCCATGCACGCATACCAGTAGCAATCTGCCACGCACGGAAACGCGACTCCTGCGCCGCCCGCGTTAGCCGCGTCATATCAATTAGCATGAAACGATCTTCTGGCAACAGATCGCTAATCACATCCTGAATAGGATCAACGAAACCGGAGAGAGTAAACCTCTCTAGGGACAAAGCCTCATCCTGAACATTAGAATACGTTTTGCTTGTGCCAGTAGGCGACACATTTAGATACTGCGAATTGACGCCAAACAGATTGGCAATCTCAATAATAATTTCGCGGCGAGCTTCAATAGCAACAGCGTTGCTAATATCTGCGCCCCACGGTTTAGCCTCTGCACCCTTTCCTAGCACAGCTGGATAGTCGGGACCGCGCGAACGTCTATCGCGCCAACGCGCGCCAATATCGTCAGCTTGCGTAGCATTTAGCTCTTGATCCGTAGTAATGACAGTCGTTGGCGACCCGCCCGCTTGCCAGTATCGGCTAGCGTAGGCATCCGATGCAAACGCAGTCATCATTGAATTCCGCGCCATTTGCAGAATACCGATCAAATGGTACGGAACGCCCGGCCAGAATGCAGAGCGAACCGGGATGATGAATTCCGCACTAATTTCCTCGCCACCCAACAGATACTTTGTCGGAGGAAAAATACCATACGGATCAGAATATCCAGCAGGGGAAAGCAACTGGCGAGGAATAGGAATTAAGGAACCGGGTATCCCCTCATCATCAACCCCGCCAGTCATATACAAATAGGAAATATCGTCAAGAGCCATTGACGCAATTACACGCCAAACCCATTCACGGCGAGTCATAATTGCGGACGGGCGTTTTACAATCGTAGAAACAGGCGACTCCAAACGAACGCTATCCTGCCACTCCGTCCAGCGCTGTCCCGCAATCGCATTTGCAATTAGGGTGACGCAGCGGCGAACCGCACTAATCCCCACTGCCTCCACAATCGTCAAAGGATAAGCTAGTGACGATTGATAATAAGGAGCGGGGATGCCCAATACTCCGGGGGATGGTGGAGTAGGAGCAGCCCCGCCCTTGATGGTAATAACAGCGCGGTTTTTCTTCCCCATACCTAAAGAATACTCTAGCGCCGCAAATGTGAGTGACTCACAATTTACGATAAACATTGAATGCCCGAAGAACATTGTTCGGACCACACAGAATAGGATGGATAGCGACGCGCTCTATATTGAATTCCTTATAACACGGAATGACAATGATATGGAGAATTCCAATCAATCCCCCTCGCCTTACTACCCTAGATGCAGCACGCAATATTTGTTTTGGTTGAGGCAAATCTCCGCCCCATTGTTTTTGCCAATGATCCGCATATGGCGGATCAGCCAATACCGCATCAAACGTGTTCGGATAAAATGGTAAATGGTTGAAATCCGCAACTACCGTAGGATTAGCATTCACATTTCTATCAACCGAAACCCCATATTTAGTTGACCCCGAAAACAAATGCAATGAATTTCCCGATAGCATAGTCGGGTAATTCAATTTCACATTATAGATGAACCTAGATGGATAGCGTTGATACTGTCCCCTAGTTGGCGTTCCGCCACATCTCCACGCTACGGTATTCATATGAACACTTGCACCGGTGCAACTGCCTTATCCGCATACGCAACTGCCAATGTAGATGCAATGACTGATGTAACTGGATTTGGAGTAATCATCCAACGCCAGCCACCATCCAACCCAACAAACCTGCGCTGCGCAACTAGCATTTCACTATCTAAAAATGGATCATCATGCGCAATACGCTTACTCGCCACTGCCTCCGCAAAATCGTGACACGCTTGCACGATGCGAGGAATAGGCACAGACTCCATAGGCTTTCCGCGCTCGATACCAAATTTCTGCAACGCTGGCAATAACGCAGACGATTGAGTATAGACGATATGCTCTACTTCAACCCTCTCCGAAATCTTGATAATCTCACGCAAGAAATCATCAGCCACCAAAGGTGCGCCCGGACGCCCCTTCAAGTGACGATGAACCTCAACCCCAACCCGTTCATCATCGCGCATCGCAGCTACAACAATCGTACCTTCGGACCATGCGGATTGAACGTCAACGCCAATCGTATATTTCCCAACCGCCTTGTCAAGTGGCGACGCTAGCCTACATGATCCCCATTGCAGCATCGTAAATGGTGCGTCCACCTTCTCATCATGCCAGCGATTTAGCCTTTCTCGAACCCAACTACCACGCGGCAAAATAGCATACTCATTCTCGATAGCCTTTCGCGATAGCCTACCATCCCCCAACGCAGGATTAGCATTTGCCAATTGGTCCCAATCCAACCCCACATCGTCGCTATCTGTGCGCCACCATAGCCCAATAAACGACGGATCATGCTGTTCAGCATTCGTCGCTTGACGGTACAGTCTATCAAACATTGAACGTAGGACGATACTATCGTTGAACCCCGCCGTGCTAGTCATCAGCATTTGCGAATTAGGAATGGCAGAAAGTGACGGCGATAGGACTTCGTACATACCAAAATCAGTCTGCGTCAACACTTCGTCAAATGCAATCAGCCCCGGAGAATGACCACGCGAGCTACCAGCTTGACGCGAAGCAACGTTTATCTGTACACCATTGTATTCAATGCCAGCATTTATCGTCGCCCTATTCCGTTTCATTCCTCGCCTAGAGGCTCTATCGCCTAGCTCTACATAGGACTCCAAATCCCTGCGTATGAATTCATACGGGATGCGTGCTTGTCTCGCATCATGCGCAGCTAGCAAAATGAACGTCCAAAATTTGAACGTCGGGTGCTTCCATCCTTCATCCAATATCCATCCCGCAAGCGAGCGCACAATAACGCTTTTCCCATTCTGCCTACCAACAGAAATAAGTGCAATTTGAGCTAGCAAATTACCGTCTGCATCATGCTCTAGGATACGCTCTAGCGCATATTCCTGCCACGGACCATGCTCAATACCTAGCCTACGCTTCGCCCATCTAGTAACCAAATACCCATAGCTGTTGACTGCAAGCTCACTGCGTGGCGATTGCAAGTCGGGATAGATCAATTTCGCCATCCGTTCGACCCCTCAACTACGGATTTTACTGTCAGCGTCAAGGGTTCGGACTTCGTCCCCTTCGGCCCTTGACGCCGACAAATCCGTAACGTTGGAGGGGTCCCCCGGAATAGGGACGGCCCGATCAATATGTGAGTAGCTCACATCCGCAATGGCGACCCATTCGTAAATACGTTGCTGCAATTGCGACTCTGGCACACCTTGCCAATCTGGACCCCATTCGTAAAAGTCGGCCAGATCAAACACTGCGTCCACAACACGCCTCG